TTAACTTACTGATTTTAAAAAGCCTCTTAGGTCTCCTTGATGACCATGGGACATCATTGGGACATAATCTGCCAGCTTCTGATTCAGCATTGCGATCTGTTCTGCATTACTGTCAGTCATCCATGCTCCGTATACATTGAACACCATCTGGGCACTTGCATGGCCCATCTGGCTGGCAATGAAACTTGGGTTTGCTCCAGCAGATAATGACCAGCACGCATAAGTGTGTCGTGACTGGTATGCCTTTCGATACCTGATCCCCGCACGCTTAATGGCTGTTTCCCATGAGTCGCCAATGGAATCTACCTTGTAGATAAAACCTACCTGTTTGCTTTTTCTAACCACCTGGGGGTTAAATACGAAAGTACATTCATGATTCACTGAACGTCCATATTCACGTAGTTGAACCTTGATGTGGTGCTGCTTACCCAGTCTTGTCATTTCAGCCTGATTTTTCAGGACACTGATAGCGGGCTGGATAAGATGCACAACCCTGTTTGTACTTGCTTCAGTTTTAGGTAGAGTGAACTCACCGAGTTTCGTATAATTGCGCCTGATAGTAATTGTTCCTGCTTTCAGATCGATATCTTCCCAGGCCAGGGAGACCAGCTCACCATGACGCATTCCTGTGTACACAGCCAATGACCACAGGTTTTTTGTCTGCTGATGCCGGCAAGCATCTATCAGGCGAATAAATTCGTCACGAGTTAGCGGATCTGGCTCTGCCCTGGCTTTTTTAAGAGGCTTAATTCCCTCGAAGGGATTTGCTTCTAAGTAACCGTGATCTGCAGCAAACTGAAACATTCCCGCGATTGTCGTCATATAATAATTTACAGTAACGACGCTCCGTCCTCTTGCTGGTGCTTTGTCTTTCGTTGAATTCTGATATCCGGTCAGCAAATCTTTCCTGATATACAGCAATTCCTCTTTGGTCACCGTTGACACCAGTCTGCTACCTCCAATTTTCGGAATCATTGTTCTTGCAACGGACTCATAGCGATTGAATGCATTTGCAGAGATTTCCATGCGTTTCAGATCCAGCCACTTTTCTTCAAGTTCTTTCACCGTAATTTCTTTTTTATTTACCCCAAAAGCCTTGAGGTTAGGAGAGTCAGGGAACTGCGCAGCGTAATCAAAGTTTCCTGTACGAATGGCAAAACATACAGATGTCCGCAGCTCTCCGGCGATCTTCCTGTTCTTGGCAGTGTCAGGGACACCAAGATTTTCCCTAACACGTTTACCTTTAAAATTAAACCAGATGCGTAATGTGCCACCGTGGTTTTCGACGCCTGTTGGATATTTGACTTTATCCATCGATACCTCCAGACGCCCAAGAGCGATATGAGCTTACATATTTCATGGTATTAAATCACCTAGGTTGTTTGTTTTTCATTGAAGCGACCCAGGCATCGATTGCTTTTCTGTTATACATACATTCGCTGGAAGGTTTTGGATTACCGTCAGGCGATACGTGAATATACTCTCTTCCTACCATCCAGCATTCTTTCCGGGCCCGGAGAATTGTGCCTGGTTTGAGCCCGGTAATTGCGATAAGAACGCTTTCACAAACCCATTCATTGGGAGCCAGTTGAATCACATTGCCCATGCATTACCTCACACAACACTCAGCCCACGGCAGTGGCACCACACTTCAAACATTCGTTTCACAATTTCACGGCAGTAGAAACCGTCAACATCTCGCGTCAGGTCATAGCGATTGCCGTAACGCTGGCGTACCCATAGCTCAAACGCTTTATTCATTCTTTATTTCCTTTTCATGGCCCGTAATTTTTTCAGATGAGTTTCCTGTTCTGTTTCTGCCAGAATTTGTCGGTATTCCTGGTGATCGAGCCGTTCAAACAGTTCATTAAAATCGTTTATTTTTACCGACTGTGTTCGCCCATCCATTCTTCTGTACAACACAGTGTTATTTATGCAGCGAATAATTTTTACCGGGTAACCGGCACTGTCGGTATACAGTTGTCCCTGATTAATCAAAGCGAACATTTTTTCTCCTGCTCTCTGAATAGTGAGAACTTCAGAGCCGTATGTTTGTAGCGGGTTCAATACTGATAATTTCTGCTGAGATAAGCATCCCGGCAAGCCAGAGTTCTCCGGACAGGTCTTCATCCTGACATATCAGTTCGCCAATATTAATGGTGGCCATGATATCTGTTCCCCCTGTGCGCTCATCCTCGACTTCTTCATAAGGCAGTGTTGCGTACAGGCTTTCAATAGCGCAACTGATAACATCCAGTCCGGTCAGATTGCCGCCGACAGTAACTTCGAATGTTTCGCGGTATTCCCATAACCCGAAAGTTAATCGAACGGTTTGTTTTGCCATGCGTCCGCATGACGTCAGATTCGGGTCATAGTTCATTATTTGCGGTTGAGTATTATGGGTGTTCATCTGCTATTCCCTTAGCCCGGCGGCCTGCCGGGCGTATAAGTTATTTAACCTGGATAAATGGTGTATTAGCACCGCTGGCCATGTATTGCGGCAGTGTGCCGTTCCATTTATTGATGGCTTCCAGTTCCATAACTCCAGGGTTCTGGCGCAGAGCTTCACCGCGTAAACGAATAGCATCGGCTTCGGCCTGGGCTTTTGTGCGAATCGCATCAGCCTGTCCGGCAGCTTCCGCGCGCAGCATGTTGGCTTCCGCTTCGCGCTGTTTTACTTCCTGCTCGCGTTGCAGGGTTTTCTGGTTTGCCGTGACTTTGGCATTAATGCTGTCGATAACGGTTGGTGGGTACTCCGGTTTACCCACATATGAGAGGCTCATTACCTGAATACCGATGGATGTCATTTCTGCCTGAATGTCTTTAAGAGCAGCATCCAGCAGTTCAGACTTGCCGCCGTCGATAAATTTGTCGGTGGTCATTTTGCTGGCCAGTCGGTTGAGTGCGTCGGCGATCTTCTGGCGCAGGTCGGTGTCGGTAATGTCATCCACGCCTTTGCGGTAAGTCTGAAACACCGTGGTAACTTTGGATGGATCAACTTTGTAGGCCACGCCGATGTGATAGCCGATGGTTGTACCGTCACTCATCTGGAAACTGAATGGTTCATCGTAGGTCTTCATTTGCTTGAAGGTAGGGAAGATGTAAACCTCAGTATTCCAGCCAGTCCAGTAGCGACCAACACCGACCACCTCACCGACGCCTTTGTCGTCGCCCAGTTTATTTACCTTGATGCCAACATTACCTGGTTCAACGCGATCGCACCCGACAAGGCTAATGGTCGGCAGAACAATGGCTAAAGCAAAAATAATTTTTTTCATCTTTTATCCTTAGTGAAAGAAAGACCCTTGTAAATGGCATAAATGCAGGGCGGGGTCAGAAACGCCAGTGCAAAGCCAGAAATAACTGCTATCGTATCCTTCATGGATATAAGGAACGGAACGAGTAATCCGTAAATGCATGCGATAATTGCCAGTAAAATTACTATTGTGAAATACAGTCTCATTGGTCTGTGGTATCCCGATATTTTTAACCGACTGACAGCGCAATAAAGAGAATAATGATTTCAGTTAGTGTCAGCACTGTGGCAAGGATTAAAATCAGTTTTACTCTGTTTAATTCACGGTTGCTTTTCATATAAACGGTTAGTAAAAAACGGAAGAATTATATTCTTCTTAATATTTAATGTGTCACTGGCGCTTCTGGCATACCATGAGTATTCAGATCGTGAATCATTTCATCCAGAAGGAGTTCAAGCCCTTCGCGCCCCATAGCAGAAACAATGAAACCATTATCAGGATCTGCGATGAGCATATTTTGATAGAGAAACAGAACTCGCCCCATGCCTTCAGCTTCGCCATATTTTTCAATAAACCCCCATTCGACATGGTTTTGCAGGGCAATGCGAAGTGGCCCGGGGTAGATACTCAGGCAACCATGTTTCCCCTTGTAAATAACTGCGCGATCTGTAGTTCCGTTATCGTTAGGGATATCAATGGTGCCGTTCTTATACTCCTCTTCATTAATAAATACCGTTACATACAGCCAGCGCCACTGTGCAACCTTCATATCGATAGAACAGTTTTCTAAAATCCCGGACTCATCGGCTTCTGCTAGGCACTGGAGAATGCTTAAACCGCGTGAATTTGGATAATCGTATTCACCGGCATCAAGACGTCGCACAGCTTCAACATAATCAATAGTAGTGTCACCAATCTTTATTCCATGCGTTGTTACTTCAGGTTTGAATTCTGAATTTTTCATAAAGTCTGTTCCGCTTGTTTATTTGCAGGTGGAATAATCGTGTAACCAGCCCTTTCCGCCATCCACAAAAAAGTGTCCATACTGCCAACGAATTCATCGTCTAACAGATGCTTTGAATAAGTGACCTTGCCGTTTTCGATGGTGAGGAAGAGTCTAACTTTTTCATGAGTTATGTTTTGCTGTTTTTCTTTCATTTATTTATCTCCCATATGCTTTGCGCAAATACAGGTTGGCTATATGAAGATAAGAATCTCCATGTTGTGCAATGAGGCAGGCAGTTTTATACGATGCCTTATGTTTCAGGAAAGTCATAACATAATCTCCTGCGAATAAAGGTTGCAACAATCCCCGGCGATAAAACCGTAATAAACATTCAGGGAATATTTATTGTTATTGCGCTAATTCTTTTTCGGCAGCAGCTTTTGCATATTCACATGCAAAATTCAGAATTTCGCTGCCAAGTGTTTTTGTTTCGTGATTACTTGACATATGTAATGCCTGTGTTGCATGCAATAAATGATAAACATTTACCGCAAATGAGTCCGGCTCCAGACAAATGCCTTCATAATCATCTTGTTGTGAGGTTGTTTCTGTCATTGCTCCTGAAGTGCATGCGAGCCTGTTTTTGACAATTCTCTTTCCTCTAATCACTATATCGGCAACATCTATTGCCTTTACAACCTCCGGGAGAAGTTCCGGGTTTGTATAATCAAAGTCATCAACATGGAGAACAGTTATGTTTTCGAACTTTTTCATGGCTTCCTCAGCTGACTTATATGTTCTGCTATATAGCGAGTCTCAGAAGTGTTTTCATATTGAGACTGTTTCCGCAATGATTGATAAAAATGTTCGCATGTACCTTGAGGGGCGAAGCGGCGATTATGTCACCATTGGTATTGGTTCTTCCGTAGAAGAGCTTTGATCTTACCCACCAATAGTGGACACAGGACTAAGTGAGTAAACTCTCAACCAGAGGTGACTCATGACAAAACCAGTATCAATCAGCAAGAAGCCCCGTAAACAACATACGCCTGAATTTCGTAACGAAGCCCTGAAACTCGCTGAACGCATCGGTGTGGCCGCCGCAGCCCGTGAACTCAGCCTGTATGAATCTCAGCTTTATGCCTGGCGCAGTAAACAGCAGCAACAAATGAGTTCGTCAGAGCGCGAAAGCGAACTGGCCGCTGAAAATGTCCGCCTTAAACGACAACTGGCGGAGCAGGCTGAGGAACTGGCCATCCTCCAAAAGGCCGCGACATACTTCGCGAAGCGCCTGAAATGAAGTATGTCTTCATCGAAAATCATCGGGCAGAGTTCAGCATCAAAGCGATGTGTCGTGTACTTCGGGTTGCCCGCAGCGGCTGGTATGTCTGGCTCAGGCGTCGTCACCAGATGAGCCTGCGCCAACATGTTTCGGCTCACCTGCGATACCGCTGTTCATAAGGCATTCTTTGAGGCAAAGCAGCGATACGGTGCTCCCCGCCTTGCTGACGAACTGCCGGAGTTCAATATTAAAACCATTGCCGCCAGCCTGCGTCGTCAGGGGCTGCGGGCGAAAGCCGGCCGGAAGTTCAGCCCGGTCAGCTACCGTGCACATGGCCTGCCCGTATTGGAGAATCTGCTGGAGCAGGACTTCAGCGCCAGCGGCCCGAACCAGAAGTGGGCGGGTGACATCACGTACTTGCGTACCGATGAGGGCTGGTTGTATCTCGCAGTAGTCATCGACCTGTGGTCACGCGCCGTTATTGGCTGGTCGATGTCACCGCGAATGACAGCACAACTGGCCTGTGATGCACTGCAAATGGCGTTGTGGCGGAGAAGACGCCCGGAAAGCGTCATTGTTCATACGGACCGTGGTGGTCAATACTGTTCAGGGGATTATCAGGCGCTGCTGAAGCGACACAACCTGCGTGGCAGTATGAGTGCGAAAGGCAACTGTTATGACAATGCCTGTGTGGAAAGCTTCTTTCATTCGCTGAAGGTGGAATGTATCCACGGGGAACGCTTTAGCAGCCGGGAAATAATGCGGGCAACGGTGTTTAATTATATCGAGTGTGATTACAATCGCTGGCGTCGTCACAGTGCCTGTGGCGGTCTCAGCCCGGAACAATTTGAAAACCATAATCTCGCTTAGGGCCGTGTCCACATTACGTGGGTAGGATCACTTCGCGAGATAAGGAGCAAACTTGTTGAGATGCGTCATGGTGTTGCTGCTCCTCACTTTTTGGTTGCTCCGGAGGAGTAACCTCGCCAGTTAACAGCCACATCGGATCACAGCCCAGAATATTAGCCAGTGGGATAAGCATACTGATAGTTGGTTCATAGTCTCCGCTCTCCCACTGGATGATGATATCTTCATCGAGATTGAGCAGCCTGGCCACTTCGGCGGTTGTTAAGCCACAGGCTTCGCGTTGGGTGCGGAGGCGGTTGTTGATTACAGTATTTTTGCTCTGTAAAAGCATTGCTGACGATAGCTTTCTGGATATGCTATTTGTCATATCCCATGCCAGTCCTGCGCATGACTCGATATCGCCAGAGAGCGTAGCATCTGGCGTTGCTTTGGCTATTAGTGTAATGAGGCTGCCGAGGTTTTTCAGTTCTTCAAGACAGTCAAGAGTTGTAGCTTTATTGATCATGAGATGATACCTCAGTTACGAACTTTGTTTTATGGTAACTAAGGTATCAAGGTGTGGCAAGTGATTTTTGATACTTTGGTTTCTTTTTGTGTTTTGAGTCTGGTCAGAAAATATCCCACCTGGCATCAACCACAACACCTACTATTTCGCAATCATTGTCCATTTCTATGATTGGATATTGTGGATTAAGGGGCTTTAGAAACGCCTTTCCCATTTCAGAAATATATTTTTTGAATGTTGCTTCATTGGTGGATTTTTTTCTGGCGATGACGTAACATCCTGAAAAAACTTCTTTATCTGGGTTGACAAGGATCGACATTCCTTCAGGAAATGTTATTCCTACGGGCGAAGTCATTGAGTCTCCGTGCACTTCCAGCCAGAACCCCCTCTCACCAGCGTATTTTACAGAATGCCTCCAGTTATCCTGATCATACATGTTGTAGTCATCACCAGCAGTTGCGAATAATCCTGCCTGAACCCAGTTAATTACAGGGTAAGAGTGTGCTGTGTCTCTCTGTGGGCAGCTCTTAACATTATTTTCCCAATGCTTATCTTTTGCATCTCCGCTCTGAAGCCACTGCGGTGAACACTGCAGTGCAGCTGCGACTTTAAAAAGGGTGTCACCGTTGAAACTTTTTGTAAGGCCTTGCTCGGCTTTACTGATTGCAACTCTGGTGACCCCTGCTTTTTTAGCCAACGCATCTTGCGTTAACCCAGCTTTTTGTCGTGCGTTGATGAGGCGTTCACCTAAAGATTTCATTTTTCTTCTCCTTTCATGGCTGCTGATACTAAAGTAACAGAATCTCTTGATACTTTGGATTCTCGTGTTTAACATTCTTGGATAACAGAGTATCTGGTGTGAGACTAAAGAATGACCCTTTATGAAATATTAAAAACTCAATTTAAAACCAATGCCGCTATTGGCCGCAGGTTCCCAAAGAAAGGAAAGCCTCGTGGCAGTCAAGGTGTTGGAAAGTGGAAAACGAGAGGTGTTCCAGAGGACGTAGCTATTCTCTGCCATCTGGATCCAAGTATCCCGTATATCCATCCTGATTTAGCGCACACAGAAGAGGGGCAAGGTAAGCAATCGGAGGTGTGATATGTCACAGTGCTTAGCGATGCTTCAGAAACTTAATCAGCGTATTAAGGCTGGGAAGAATTTCTGCGGGAGTTTTGATAACCGGAACAATCCGCCTGTCTTCATAGAGCTCACTAGCTTTCAGTGCGTTAAAAAAGTTATCTACGGCTTGTTGGTAACTTCGTGCTTGTCTGCTGCTCAGGTGAGGGCGCAGTCTTCTGAAATCGTCTCTGGATATATGTGGCATATCCCGTTTTCCGTCTCGGCAACCCTCGCGGAAGGCGTCAAGGATCAGGAACAATTCATCAGCGACGGCATTGAACTCTTTCCGCTTATCTCGATTTTTGGCAAGCCAGTGTCCGAGCCAGGCGCCAAGTCCAAAAGCACTAACCGTCCAGATGAAGGTAACAAGGCGCGGGTTGGTATTGAACAGAAGAACAAACTCACTCCAGATGATTCCCATAATTTCTGGCGACTCCTTTTTGTTCAGGTAGCGGCATTTCTTGTTGCATTTCCTGTTGGTGCTTATTTCAGCATGCGGGCAAATCTTCGCAATGACTGGCGTAAGCATATCCAGAAAGGAAGACGCCTGAAAGTACCCGTACTGGCTATGTTCTCCATCACAGGCATCAGCGATCGCATTAAACCTCGATCTTGGCAGATATGGGAACGGAAGCATTGGTTTCAGGATATGCGGATATGCCATGGGATCGAGGCTGCTTATAGGGATGCATGGCTCTGGAAAAAGCGCGTAACTGAGAAGTGCTGAACCGTGATCCCAATAATTTATCCGTAAGGAGGTATCAGTGAACACCGCAATTTTTAACGATAAAGCATCCATGACCAGCGTTGAGATCGCAGAGTTGGTGGGCAGCCAACACAAAGATGTTAAGCGCAGCATTGAAAGGCTCATGGATAAGGGGATTATTCGAAGTGCGCCAATGGCGAATTTCGAAATAATCAACAACTTAGGGTTAAAACGAAATGTAGGTGCTTACATCTTCGAAGGCGAACAAGGTAAGCGCGACAGCATCATTGTCGTCGCTCAGCTTTGCCCCGAATTCACAGCTCGCCTGGTAGATCGCTGGCGCGAACTGGAAGAACAGATCCGTAAGCCAATGAGCGAAATCGAAATGGTTGCAGCGATGGCTCTTGAAGCCGTTCGTCAGCAGAAACGGATCACTCAGGTGGAAGAAAAAGTCAGCCATGTTGCCGAAACAGTCGAGCAAATCAAAAAGGGCACCATTCGTGAGGGCTATGCCGGATATCGCCAACTGAAAGCGAAAACCGGTTTGTCAGATGATAAATGCCGCAATCTGGTGAACGCTTATCAAATTCCTACAGACACCCACGAGTTCATGACGCCGGACGGATTGTTATCACGTCGCGCAATTGTTGCTGTGGAACCGTTTATGGCTGCTTTTTATCGGGTTATGGAGGAAGCAGAACCGCGAGGGACTCGCTGGTATCACCCGAAAATGGGGTTGTTTCAGGTTATTGGCTGGCAGCGGTGAAAAAAAAGCCGGGTAGTAACCCGGCTCGCTCAACGTTGATACAGGCAACTGCATAAAGCAGGCCCAAGAATCCAAGAACGTTAACAAAAATACCAGCAAGCATATGAACGTTTCAAGCCTAAATATTGATTCTGCAATTTCGGGACGTTACACTGTCTCTGCACCTTATAAAGCGGGTGCTGGGATTGGAACCCCGGAATTGCTCGAGGCGATATATGACGCGCCAGCGTCTTTTTTATCGTCCATGCTCACGCACGCCAGAATTATGGTGGGCTGGGCAGGGGAGCCGAAAGGCTCGCCGGTTTCCTTGAGCGCCGGTAGTTCCAACCCTGTTCAGTCCGCCACCAGCGAGCTTGGAACCTCCGGTGGTGGAAGTTTTTCACTGCTCAAGGAGGCTGCCATCATGGCTACAGTCCCAACTTCCCCATACCTGAAAATCGAAGTCGTCAACGGCAAGGCCGTTACTACATCTCTTTTCGAATACCTCAAACTGTTGCGCCTTGCTGGTGTTCCGGGTTATATTTCTCGCGTTGCTGTAAATCCAGCAACCGGGCTTCGCATCCCGAAACATCACACAGGGCTGACACGCCATAAGCGTGTTTTTTTGTCTACGCACGTCTATTCAATGGCGGCTCAGATGGGAGCTTCTTCGGAAGCGCCGGTTTTCCCTTGTGTGTCCGGTAATGCGAATCCTGTCTGGGCTGCCACCAATCATGGTTTCGCATCCGTGGGTGGTAGCTGTAAAGCACACACACAAGGGGCTGTCACCATGACTACCACCACTACTCACCCATTCCTCAAAATTGAGACCGTCAACGGCAAGGCCGTTATTTTCTCCCTGCATGTTGCCTGCCATTTCAAGCGCATGCACCAGAACATTGTCGACAAAATCGAGTATCTGAACTGCTCGCGCGAGTTTTTCACCCGTAATTTCATACCCGGCACTTATCACCTTTATGGCGATTCTTTGCGTGGTTATTACATAACTCTTGATGGTCTGATGATGCTTCAGCTTGGGTTAAGTCTGCGCACGATGCGGTACTACGAGAGCTGTATTGAAGCATTTCATGAGGTAGAGAACAGCCTGAATCTTACCGCTTTCCGCCGTAATCAATGGGAGGCGCGTCCATGATTAGTTACGAAATTATTATTTCCACAACTGAATACAGAAACGATGTATCAGTTCGCACGGATACGTCTGTCTGGCACCGCCGCTATAAATCCAGGAAAACAGCGGAACGTAAAGCAGCGGAGATGTGTGAAACCATCGCAATGAAAGGCAGCCCGGTTAAATACATCACAACGGCGGAGGTGCGTCCATGATTCGTCGTGTTGTGAATTCTCTGTATCACCGATACAACCGTTGCCCCCGTGTGGGGCAGTGGTTCACCACCAGCAACGGCCACGTTCTGCGGGTTTGCCTGGTCAATACAGAAAGCCAGAAGGTTGTCTGTCAGGTTCAGGGACGTACTCATACTCTGAGTTATCCGCTGGTGGCGTTTCAGTCCGGAAAAATGTTTAAACGCCTGGGAGGTGGCTATGCGTCCGTCTGATCTTCTGCTCGATTTTGGACATCCGGTTGCTTATTACCCTGGGCTCGTTAAATACATGGGAAGTCCGCACGCTGTTATTTTCTTTGGTCAGATTTTTTACTGGCAGGATAAAACACATGCAGCGGAAGGCGTACATAAAACGCGTGAAGAGATACAACACGAAACCGGACTTACATTTGAACAACAGGCTGTAGCGCGTAAGCATCTTGTGTCCAGAGGCATTTTGGTTGAAACCAACAAGCGTCTTGAGCACAAAATGTTCTACCGTATAGATTGTGAGCGCCTTAATGAAATTATCAATGAAAACAATCAGCTTTCCCGAAATGGGGAAACCCGTTTTCGGGAAACTGTAAAATCCAATTTCGCGGAGAAGGGAAAGCCTTCACCGCGGACACGGGAAACCCCTCGCAGCGGAGAAGGGAAAACCAATTTCGATCTTACAGAGAATACAACAAAGATTACTTCAGAGAATACTACAGAGAGTAAAAACACTATTTGCGCATCCGCTGACGCGTCTGCACCAGCGCGTTCTGCCCGACAGGAATATTCACCGGAATTTGAACAGGCCTGGTAGGAATATCCCAAACGTGCTGGTGGTAATTCCAAGTCAGCAGCCTTCAAAGCCTGGAAAGCCCGTATCAGGGAGGGAATAAAACCGGAGAGCATGCTTGATGGCGTGAAGCGGTATGCCGCCTGGGTACGTGCGACAGGAAATACCGGCACACAGTTCGTGAAGCAGGCGTCGACGTTCTTTGGACCCGATCGTCACTTCGAAGACTTCTGGCAACAGCCAGCCGCTCCCGGAGGTGGGCGGCAGCGACAGGCTGATGTCCTGTCTGGCCTTGGTGCCATGTCTGACAAATTCGGTAAATCCAGTAACAAACTGACATTCTGAGGTGACAGCGATGATGACGTTTGGTCAGCATGAAAAACAATCAAGACTGCAGGCGCAAATGGATGAGCTCCAGGCAGAGCTGGCATTTGCGAAGACAGGGGAAAAACCGTGGCCTTACCGCGCCTGCCGGGAAGCAGAAGGCGCAGGATGCTGCGAAAAACACGGCGAATACAACACGCATATCCTGGAATGGGACGAGCGACATGGTGAGACAGCCTTAAAAATCTCCCGCTGTCCGGAGTGTCTGGCGGATGAGATTAGCGTGACACATCGGGCGTTAGTGGCGCTGAAAGCCGATGCTCTGATTGAAAGCGCGGGCATTGCCTTCCGGTTTCGCGACTGTGAGTTTGAAAACTATCTGGAAATTAATCCTGACGCAGCCAGGAATCTTGCAGCCTGCCGCCGCTACGCGGAGAACTGGGAGGATGTACTGGAAAAAGGTACCAGCCTTGTTATGACCGGCAGCTGCGGTACCGGAAAAAATCATCTGGCTGTGGCAATGGCAAAACACATCATCCGTCACCACCTTGCCAGTGTGGAGATCACTGATGTGATGCGGCTTACCCGCGCAGTGAAAAACTGCTGGCGGAACGACAGTGAAAAAACAGCGGATGAGGTCATCGAGCATTATGCGTCACTGGATTTGCTGATCATCGACGAGGTAGGTGTTCAGTTTGGTAGTGCGGCTGAAATGGCAATTCTTCAGGAAATCATCAATGCGCGTTACGAAAGCGTTTTACCGACAATTTTGATCAGCAACCTTTCTCCGGAAGAGTTGTGGGTGTTCATCAGTCCCCGAATTGCCGACAGGGTCACGGATGGCGGTCGGAACTGGTTGTCGTTCAACTGGCCAAGTTACCGTGCACATATCGGAGGTGTGGCCGCATGACAACTCCTGTCTGGCGTAACGATGACCTGGAAGGTGCTGTCATCGGCGCGTTCTTTCTGCGTGGGGCAGATCATGAAGTGATGGGTATTCTGACCACACTGCCAGCGGACGTTTTTTCTGTACGAGCGTACCGGGATATCTACACAGGCATCTGCCGACAGGCCCGTGTTTCCGGTGTGATTGATCCTGTGCTGTTGTGTAATGAGATGCCGGAACTTGCTCCGGTGATTACTGACACCGGGCGCAAAACCTGGGTGAAGTCTTCACTGGAGCACTATGTTGCAGCGTTGCGGCGCAATGCTGCATTGCGCGATGCAGAAAAAACACTGAATGAGGCGCTGCAGAAATTACGTGATGCGCATACCTGTGAAGCAGCTGAAGATGCCCTGAAGGATGCGCAGAATATGATGGCCTCATTGTCGACGGAAAAGGGCGTTATTCAGCCGGTACATATTGATGATGTGCTTCCGGAAGTGGTTGAGCGTGTTGAATGCCGGAATCAGGGACTGGAGAAATCCAGGACACTGATGACCGGTATTGATGAACTGGACGCAAAAACAGGCGGCATGGAACCCGGCGACCTGGTATTTATTGCGGCTCGTCCGTCAATGGGCAAAACCGAACTGGCGCTGGATATCATCGACAAGGTGACTGAACAGGGGCACGGCGTTCTCCTGTTCACAATGGAAATGGCGAACATCCAGATTGGTGAACGCATGGTATCTGCGGCTGGAGGAATGCCGGTATCACGTCTTAAGTCTGTTGCCCGTTTTGAAGATGAAGACTGGGCGCGTTTCTCCCAAGGTGTGGGACGGATGACCGGGCGTAATATCTGGATGGTGGACCAGGCGAACCTGACCATTGACGAGATATGCGCAACAACGAAACACCACCTGATTAAACATCCGGAAACGGCGCTGGTGGTGGTTGATTATCTCGGACTGATAAAAACCCGAACTATGGGGCGTCATGACCTTGCCGTTGGTGAAATCTCAAAGGGGCTTAAAGGCCTGGCAAAATCCGGTGGTTTTCCGTTGATTGCGCTGAGTCAGCTTTCCCGTGGTGTGGAGTCCAGGCCCAATAAACGACCTATGAACTCAGACCTGAAAAATTCCGGAGAAATAGAGGCGGATGCAGACATCATTCTGATGCTTTACAGGGATGAAGTGTACAACCCGGATACGCAGGCCAGGGGTATCGCAGAAATCAATATCACGAAACAACGTAACGGTTCTCTGGGGACGATTTACCGGCGTTTTTATAACGGACATTTTCTGCCCGTAGACCAGGAAAGCGCACAGCTTCTTTCCACCCCAATGCGGCCATCCCAGCCGCGCAGATACAGCAACAAACGAACTGACAGCAGTAAGATGGAGCGTTTCTTTTGAACAACCAGACCATGACTTTTACGCCCGAACAATTGCGTAAACAGGCACAGGAAATGTTGCGACAGGCGGAACAACTGGAAAAAACAGGTATAACAAAAGATGCCATTCGTCGGGATATGGTTCCAGCACTCAGGGAACTGATGCAGGCTAAACACCGTGCACAAAAAGCGGTGGATGAGCTGGTGGACTGTGTGGCAGAGCTGGAAATCAAAGTCGGAAAGTTTGAAAAATTGGTGCAGGAGGTACTGCGCTGATGCTTCATGAGTTTGTTTTGCCTTACCCGCCGACAGTGAACACTTACTGGCGACGTCGTGGCAGCACATATTTTGTATCAAAAGCCGGTGAGCGTTATCGTCGGGATGTGGCACTTATTGTTCGCCAGCAGCGACTGAAATTAAACCTGTCTGGAAGGCTGGCGATAAAAATTATTGCAGAGCCACCGGATAAGCGCCGCCGCGACCTGGACAATATCCTGAAGGCACCACTGGATGCACTGACGCATGCGGGGCTGATTATCGACGACGAGCAGTTTGATGAAATTAATATTGTGCGTGAGCAGCTCATTATCGCTACCGCTGATTTGAGTGGGGCAACAAAAGGTCAGCTTGAAGCCTGGCAAGAGAATGTCATGTTCGATACAGGGCGTTACAGGCGAAAAAAAATCCGGTACCGCGATGAAGTGACTGGAAAAATGATAACGCGGGATAATCCACCAATCCCGGGGAAGCAATCGCTGGCGAAGGGGACGTCAATTCCTCTGGTCAGTCCGGTTGAGTTTTCGACATCATCGTGGCGGCGGGCTGTTCTGTCTCTTGAAGAACATCATAAAGCCTGGTTGTTGTGGTGTTACAGCGGGAGTATTTGTTGGGAATATCAGATCGCGATAACACAGTGGGCGTGGAATGAATTTAATACTCAATCCGGTACCAGAAAAATTGCAGGGAAAACGCAGGAACGCCTGAAGAAATTAATCTGGCTAGCGGCGCAGGCAGTAAAAGCAGAACTTTTTGGTGGGGAAGGTTATGAATACCAGGATCTGGCATTACTGGCGGGAGTGACAACTAAAAACTGGTCCAAAACATTTACTCGTCACTGGGTTGCAATGAAACACATTTTTCACCGACTGGATAGTGAGGCTTTATTGTTTGTAATGAGAACACGTTCAAAACAAAAGGCGGCATTTTCAAAGCAAAGTGTTGCAAAAGTAGATTGAAAGGCATATATTTCATGCAAATCTGATATTTTGCCGATTTTGTACGTGATGGCAAAAGCAAGCACAACCCGCCGCCGAGCGGGTTTTTTATACCCGAAAAAGACACAGAACATTAAATGTGATGGCGATTGTGCTATGAGTTTTTCCTGCTATGAAGCTTCTTGACTAAATGGAGCTTCATTTGTTATGCAATGTGTTGTTATGTTTTTTGGGTTGTTAATGGTGTTGCTATGGATGACAGTACTCTGCTCAGGCACTCTTCACTTTTTGTTGCTTATATGGGCTGTCTTGGGTGGGGGAGCGCTTACTTCTATGGCTGGGGAACTTCCTTTTACTATGGTTTCCCATGGTGGGTTGTTGGGGCTGGTGTCGATGATGTGGCCAGGAGCCTTTTTTATGCTGTTACAGTCATTGTTATATTCCTGATTGGATGGGGAACAGGTGTTTTTTTCTTCCTGGGGATCAAACAAAAAAATAATGTGCAGGATCTGAGTTTTATCAGACTTTTTCTGGCGATATTGTTGCTTTTTGTTCCGCCTGCTCTGGAGTTTTCAGTAATTCATCGACACGTTGCGCCAGATGCACTGGTTTTATGCGTTATTGCTGCCTTAATAATTACGTTTTTTGTCAGGTCAGGAAGAAGACTTATTTCAGTAAAATTTTTTTCGGACATGTCTTTTATTCGCCATCACTGGATTGAGTGTATGATGGCTGGGTTCATGATCTATTTCTGGGGATTTTCACTTATTGCCGGTTGGTACAAGCCCCAGTTTAAGAATGAATATCAGATGATTCGCTATGAGAGTGTCTGGTATTACGTTCTTGCACGCTATGATGATCGGCTGATATTGTCGGAATCGTACAGTAATGGGAGTTCTACATTCGTTATACTTAATAGCGGGCAGATTGATGACTTCAAAATTAATGTGGTCAGAGTACGTTAATATTGCCTGAGTAACTTTTTGTTGGCTGCTCATACTTTTTACCATGTATGAAGCAGATACAGGATTGAATCAGGTGTGTGGGGGGGTATTGCAGAGCTGAACTGGCATATGTATTATTTCGCGCCCGGCCCTTTAGCTTAGTGGTGAGAGCGAGCGACTCATAATCGCCAGGTTGCTGGTTCAAATCCAGCAAGGGCCACCAACCGCCACTAGCTCATCAGGAAAGAGCGTCAACCCTTTAAGTTGAGTGTGCGAGGTTCGAGTCCCCGGTGGCGGTCCAGTGCCGACTTAGCTCAGTAGGTAGAGCAACTGACTTGTAATCAGTAGGTCACCAGTTCGATTCCGGTAGTCGGCACCATATGCGGGTATCGTATAATGGCTATTACCTCAGCCTTCCAAGCTGATGATGCGGGTTCGATTCCCGCTACCCGCTCCAGCAGAGGACGATAGATACTAGGTTGCGTTAGGCACTGACACATTTTATGTGGGGCGTTTTTCCTGACTCCTTACCACATCCTGTTCTGTAATGAATATTATTTATTACAGCGCCAGTGCTATTTTTTTACAATAGTGGAATGATGCATTATCGGTGGAGATTTTGTATTTCCTGGCAGGTTCGGTGATGCATCATCCCGATGTTGTAAACATCGCTAAACGTGACATTGAGATTAATCATATACTAATCAAAATCTGGTAATACATCCTTAACCGCCGTGCCAGGCGGTTTTTTTTATTCTCAATTCGAAAAAAAGAAAACACGGACACCGATAATGTCCGTGCGGCAATGCCATGTAAGTCAGCGATGAATATGGCGCAAAAAAAGGGCGCGGCTGTCGGATTAAAGCCGCGGGACAAAGTCCATGAAGAATCATAAGTATCTGTCTCCTCCAGGAGACGAGTTGATATTACTAAGCTTTAAAAATGGTTTAAATCCTCAGATTAACCTTAATTGTAAGCGGCTCGTCAGAACCGTATTGATATTTACTGAGAGCTCAGATCAACTTTCCAGGGCAACAGATCGCGTACCCGGTTTGCCGGCCAGTCCTGGATATGTTCAATGACGTAACGCAGCCACTTTTCTGGCTCCACATTGTTCAGACGGCATGTGCCGATCAGCGAGTACAACACCGCCGCATGTTCACCACCGCTGTCGGAACCCGCGAACATCCAGTTTTTCCGGCCTACGGCCACTCCCCGTAAGGCGTTCTCTGCGATGTTGTTGTCGATTTCCACCCAGCCATTACTGCAGTACACGTTCAGTGCATCCCACTGTTTCAGCAGGTATGCGAACGCTTTTGCCGTATCTGAGTGACGCGACAGTGTTTTCATCTGTTGCTGTATCCAGTCATACAGTGACTGCATCAGTGGCGCGGCTCTGGCTTTTCTTGCCGCCAGACGCTGTTCTGCTGAACAGCCCCGGACCTCTGCCTCGATAGCATACAGTTCACCGATACGCTGCAGGGCTTCCGTGGTGATGTCGGTGGGCGCTCTTGCATGCACATCGTGGATTTTTCTCCGGGCATGAGCCATACACGCGGCTTCCGTTATTCTGCCGGATTCGTATAACACCCGGTAACCACCGTAAGCATCGGCCTGAAGCACACCGCTGTAACCGGCCAGGTGATTTTGTGGATGGATACCTTTCCGGTCCGGACTGTACGCGAACCAGACCGCCGGGGGCATCTGTGAACCGGCGTTGCGGTCATCACGGACGTAGACCCACAGCCGGGCTGTCCGGGTTTTACCGCTGCCCGGCTCCTGGACCGGGACGGGGATATCATCGGCATGGACTTTACCGGGCATCAGCACATACTGGCGCAGGACGTCATACAGCGGCTCCAGCAGTTCAGCAACGGCACCGGTCCAGCGCCCCAGTGTGGCACGGCTCAGCTCCACTCCCTGACGACGGTATATTTCTGACTGGCGGTATAACGGCAGATGGTCTGCATATTTCCCGGTGACAACATGGGCCAGAAGCCCCGCTCCGGCATAACTGCGTGCAATGGGTTTTGAAGGTACTGGTGCCTGCACGATATGGTCGCACCGGCAACAGGCCAGTTTCGGACGTTGTGTTTCGATAACCTTAAAGGCGCTGCTGATAAGCTCCAGTTGCTCTGACACATCACATCCCAGAGAACTGAGTTCACCACCACAGGCAGGACAGCATTCCTCTTCCGGCCGGATAACCCGGGTTTCACGGGGAAGTGAGGCCGGTAACGGTTTACGGGCTGAAGACTGGCGCAGGGCGGATGGCAGTACCGGGTCATATTGCTCACCCAGCGTTTCCGCCATTTCTTCCTGAAGTGCGCTGATTCGCTCCTGAGCTTCCTGTATCTGCCGTTCGGTTTTTGCACGAAGTTTTTCTGAGCTTTTACCGAACTGCATACGTTGCAGTTTCGCAACCAGCGCCTTCAGCCGGTTGATTTCGGAAGCATAAGCCGCCACCCGCTGTGAGAGCAGGCGGTTGTATTCAGCCATCTGGCGGATGGTGTCCTGTTGCGTCTGCAACAGTGCCCGCAGGCGGGCGTTCTCATGAGCAAGTGAGGTGTCCATATCCTCACTTTACAACGGGTTATATGCGGATTCCAGCGCGTTCCGTTCGTTTCGGGTGCTTCCAGTTGATACCTTCAGGAAGCATGGATAACTGAGCCGGAGTAAGGTGCACCTTGCCGTCACGGGTGACTGGCCAGACGAAGCGGCCCCGCTCCAGGCGTTTGGTGAAGAGGCACAGTCCGTCACTGTCAGCCCACAACACTTTTATCTGGTCACCCCGGCGTCCGCGGAAGATGAACAGGTGTCCGGAGAACGGGTCATCCTTCAGGACGTTCTGAACTTTTGATGCCAGGCCGTTAAAGCCATTCCGCATGTCGGTGATACCGGCAACCAGCCAGATACGCGAACCGGCAGGGAGAGATATCATCAGTGGCTGCTCCCTTTTATTTCGCGGATAAGTGTCTGTAATAACGCCGGCGTCAGTTTACCTTTAAGCCTGAGAGTTCCGGCCGGCAGAACCAGCTCACAACACAGACTGTCGGACGGTGTATTTATCTGCTCTGGTTCCTGTGCGGGGGCCGGGATTTTATTATCCGGCTCCGGCGTTAACGTCACGGGAAGCAGTGCCGGCATATTTTTTCCGGAAGGCAGCAGGCCACCTTTCCGGTATTGATGGCGCCAGTTGAAGAGCAGGTTATCGTTGATTCCGTTTTCCCGGGCGATCTGCGCCACACAGGCTCCGGGCTGCAGTGACTGCTCCACTAAGGCGATTTTAAACTCATAAGGGAAGTTGGGCCGCCGGGGACGTTTTTTTACCACGGGGGCTTCGGATATAACGGTGCTTTCAGGACGTACGACTGGTACCGTGGAAAATTGTCCGTAAAGGCAGGCATCAAGTTCCTGCTCCGACATGCCTGCGGGCAAAGGCCACGAAAGGCCAGCTCTCCGAAAGCGCACGAACATACTACAAACTGTTGATTTTGGTACACCCAGGCGACGCCCGGCCACAACCCGGGGTAAATGTTCTTCAAAGTGAAGACGTAAAGCTTCAGTGATCCAGGTCCGGTGTTTCATACGATAGTGTCCATTAAAAATGATGGACATTATTTTTGTAGAGCCGGAGGAAACAGACCAGACGGTTTAAATGAGCCGGTTACCCTTAATTTCAGGTAAGTCTTATTTCATTTCTTTGCGCCACGCCCGGCGCACATCAAAAACCACAGAGCCTTTCAGGGGTGAGCTTACGGGATGGTCAGTGTGACTTTCTCTGTGGGCTGGTCACCCCCGGGCGGAGGCTCACCCACTAAAAGGAAAAGTCACGATGTTTGGTATTTTCAAAAAGAAAACCCGCAAGGCCATTACTGAAGTAAAGAAAATGGAGAACCGCGATGCGGTGGAGGCGACCGTCTGGGGTGCGTATTCCATTGCATACGCTGACGGCACCTGTGACGCGAAAGAAATCGCGGTACTGGAGAAAACCATTGCAGCACTTCCTGCCTTTGCGCCGTTCTCCGGTGAGATTGCACAAATGAGTGCAAATATCCGCGCCCGTTATGAAGCGTCGCCGCGCTCTGCCAATGCTGAAGCCCTTCGCCAGCTGGCTGATGTTGCCGGTACTGATGACGCAGTTAATGTGCTGTGCCTGTGTCTGGATATCGCTGACCAGGATGGCATTGATCCGGATGAAGAAGCACAGCTCAAGAAAATTGCTCAGGCGCTTCAGCTACCGCTGGAGCAGTACCTGTGAAAAGTGCGCGCCTTGTGCTGGCTGCCATCCTGCTGTTTCTGGTAGTGGCGGTGGATTTCACCGGACGGCTGATGTCGGTGCTGGCAGATGGTGTGCTGGTGGCGATGGCGCTGGTCGTGCTCCGGCCTTTACTGCGCAAATCTGAATAACACCACACAAAAGGCATCTGCGGGTGCCTTTGACGGGGTGTTTTTTACGGGCCGCTGGTGGCCCTTTTTTATTTACAGGAGAAAAAAGTATGTCTGAACCCTTATCCGGTTCCGGCACGGCTGCGGCGCTCGGCGGGGCGACGGTATTCGGGCTGTTTACCGGAACGGATTTCGGGATTGTGTTTGGTGCGTTCGCCGGGGCGTTATTTGTGGCAACAATGCCGCAGGCGCTTTCAGCCTGGCGTGTGGCGGCGCATTTTCTGGTGTCGTTCATTATCGGTGTGCTGGGCGCAGAGGTTCTGGCATCCTGGCTGGTAAAGCATACAGGGTTTGACGGAGCGCCTGTCGACGCATTGTGTGCAGTGCTGGTGTCAGTGGTGTCGGTGAAGATTCTGTCGTTCATCCACCAGCAGGATATCGCATCACTGGTGTCCGGTCTGTTCTCCCGCCTGAGGGGCGGAGGAGGCGGTAATGTTAAATGACCTTCCCGGATTGCTGAATGTGGCGTTATGCACGGTTATCGTGCTGACGCTCTTTTTTTATCGTCGTCGTGATTCCAGACATAAACCGCTGATGTCATGGCTGGCCTGGCTGCTGATGCTGCTTTATGCCTTTGCACCACTCAGCTATCTGTGCGGTCGCCCGTTAGCGGCGAACTGGCTGGCGGTGGGGCTTAATCTGCTGTTCTGCGTGCTGGTGATTCGCGCACGCGGGAACGTTTCAAAAATCCTTTCATTCCGGAGGTGAGCATGTCGGGTAAATTCAGATTCAGTCGTCGTAGCGAAAAAAATCTGGAGGGCGTCAAACCACAGCTGGTTGCCGTTGTTCGCCGTGCGCTGGAGCTGACGGAGGTTGATTTCGGTATTACGGAAGGCCTGCGCACGAAGGAACGCCAGAAACAGCTGGTTGCTGAAGGAAAAAGCCAGACCATGAACAGCCGCCACCTGACCGGTGATGCGGTGGATGTTGTGGCCTACATTGGCAGCCAGGTATCATGGGACTGGCCTCTGTACGAGAAAATCGCGCAGGCATTTAAGCGGGCTGCCGCAGAGCTGGGAACTGCCATCGAATGGGGCGGCGACTGGAAAACACTGAAAGACGGGCCTCACTTTCAGTTGAAACGCTGATAACCAGGTGGGTTATGAGCAGAAAACACTGGACACACAGAATGCCGCGAACGGCGGCGAAATGGGCGCTGGTAGCGATACTGGTGCCTTTTTTATTGGTGGGATGCGTCAGCCTGGATAAGGCGCGCCAGCTTTTCGACACAGCTTCTCAGGTCTGTGAAATTGTCGACGGTGTTCGGCAGTGTCTGCAGAACTGCTCACTGACATCCCGCATCTATATTTAAGAGGGTAGATTAATGAAGAAGAAAAAGAATCTAAATAAAAAAGATGCTGCATCAGCAAATGCAATAGCTGGCACTCAACTTAATTTAGAATGGTTCGAGAAGGTAAATTCTGAATTGTTGGCGCTGTTTGATAAGACGTGAAATTGCCGGAAGGCGCAGTTATTACTGAGTAACAGGCATTACAGCAGCCCTTCTGTGTGAGGGGCTGCGATAATGCTGTTGGCCTGAATATCTCCATTGAAAACAGGAGGCGAAATGTCTGAGCGAAACTATGAAGCGATTGGACGCTGCGTTGTTCTGCGAAAGCGTATTGAAGAAAATCTTTGCGCGCTGCAAAAAATAAAATCGGAAATTGTTTCTGCTGATTCTCCATTTTTATTGGATGGGCGGTTGTGTGGGAGTCATTCACTGGTGCTGAGCATAGAAACGAATGCAAATCGCTGCCGTGAATTGCTTGATGAAACAATGCAGCTTGTCAGTGAACATAATCAGTACGCTGTGGCGGCGGGACTGAATGCAATACATGTTATCCCCGAGAGAGAAACGTTTTAATCGCTGGAGAATGAAATTCCATGCCATCACGAATCCCCCGCGCATGCCGTAAGCGAGGCTGCGCAGGCACCACGACAGACAGCTCTGGCTACTGCGATAAACATCGTGGTGAAGGCTGGGTGCAGCACCAGCGCGGACTGAGCCGCCACCAGCGTGGCTATGGCTCAAAATGGACGGTGATTCGTGCCCGTATTCTGAAGCGCGATAAAGGTCTGTGTCAGTTGTGTCTGCGTGTCGGTGTGGTGAGCGAGGCGAAAACTGTCGACCACATCATCCCGAAAGCGCATGGCGGAACAGACGCAGACAGCAACCTGCAGAGTCTGTGCTGGCCCTGCCACAAAGCGAAAACAGCGCGCGAATGAATCAAATGATAATTATTCTCACTTGTAGGGAGGGGCGGGTCAAATCCCTGCAGCCCTGGCTGTCCGGGACCGCCCGCCAATCCTTCTTCGCATCGCCGCAGGTTCGAAAACTTTTTTTGGGAATGTGATCAAACGATTGATAGGTAAAACCGATTATGTCAGGACCCCCGAAAACCCCGCCACGACTGCATTTGATACGAGGCAACCCCTCAAAGCGCCCCGTTAAAGACCCCAAAAAAACCGCTAAAAAGGACGAAAAAGGTCTCCCTAAAATTCCGCAACATTTAGGGGCGCAGGGGAAGTACTGGTTCAGGCGAATGGCGGAAGAGCTGAATGCGGAAGGGATCATTTCTCAGCTTGATGCGCGTGCACTCGAGTTACTGGTGGAAGCCTACACCGAATACCGGCATCACTGCGAAACACTCGATGCTGAGGGTTATACCTACCGCACGGAAACGCAGAACGGTGATGTGATGATCAAGGCACACCCGGCTGCGGCGATGAAGGCGGATGCCTGGAAGCGGATCCGGGCGATGCTTGCAGAGTTTGGTATGTCACCGGCAAGCCGGGCTAAAGTAAATACCGCCGGACCGGATGATGTTGATCCGCTGGCGGAGCTTTTAAAAGCGAGAGACTGATGGCAAAAGTGGCTGACGGGATCCGCTACGCCGAACGTGTTGTTGCAGGAGAAATTGTCGCTGGCGAATTTGTCCGTCTGGCCTGCCAGCGTTTTCTTGATGATCTGAAGTACGGCGAAGAGCGGGGGATTTATTTCAGTGAACCCCGTGCGCAGCACATCCTGAATTTCTACAAATTTGTGCCCCATGTAAAAGGGGCGCTGGCAGGTCAGCCCATTGAGTTGATGGACTGGCATGTTTTTATCCTCATTAATATTTTTGGTTTTGTCATTCCGCTGGTGAATGAAGAGACCGGGGAAGTTGTCATGCGCAGCGATGGCAGCGGACGCCCGGTGATGGTGCGCCGGTTCCGGACGGCGTACAACGAAGTCGCCCGTAAAAACGCAAAATCAACCCTGTCATCGGGTATCGGTCTGTATATGACGGGAGCAGATGGTGAAGGCGGGGCTGAGGTGTATTCAGCCGCAACCACGTGTGACCAGGCCAGAATCGTGTTTGAAGACGCCAAAAATATGGTCAGAAAAGCCCGGTCGACACTCGGGCGGTTGTTTGATTTCAACAAGCTGGCGATTTACCAGGAGCAGAGCGCATCAAAATTTGAACCGCTTTCCTCGGATGCAAACAACCTAGACGGTCTGAACATCCACTGCGCCATTATTGATGAGCTGCATGCACATAAAACCCGCGACGTGTGGGACGTTCTGGAAACTGCAACCGGTGCCCGTCTGCAGTCCCTGTTATTTGGTATCACTACGGCAGGCTTTAACAAGGAAGGGATTTGTTACGAGCAACGCGATTACGCCATCAAGGTATTGCGTGGCTATAACAGCGACGTGGAGGGCGCGGTAAAAGACGATTCCTACTTTGCGATTATTTACACGCTCGATGAGGGAGATGATCCGTTTGATGAAACGGTCTGGCAGAAAGCGAATCCGGGCCTGGGCATCTGTAAACGCTGGGATGATCTGCGTCGTCTGGCGAAAAAAGCAAAGGAACAGGTCTCGGCGCGGGTGAATTTTTTCACAAAACACATGAATGTGTGGGTCACTGCCGAGTCTGCCTGGATGGACATGATTAAGTGGGAGAAGTGCGAATACATTGCTCCACAGCATGAGCTGAAAACGTATCCCATGTGGGTCGGCGTCGACCTTGCTCATAAGATTGATATCTGTGCGGCGGCAAAACTCTGGCGAACTGATAACGGACATGTTCATGCTGATTTTAAATTCTGGCTTCCGGAAGGGCGACTGGATCGGTGTTCACGGCAGCAGGCAGAACTTTACCGGAAGTGGGCGGAAATGGATAAGCTCATCCTGACAGATGGTGATGTTATCGATCATGCTCAGATAAAAAGTGATTTACTGGAATGGATTGGCGGTGAAAACCTGAGGGAACTGGGATTTGACCCGTGGAGCGCAATGCAGTTCAGTCTGGCGCTGGCTGAAGAAGGGATACCGCTGGTGGAAGTTCCGCAGACGGTCCGCAATCTGTCAGAGGCCATGAAGGAAACGGAATCACTGGTCTATGCCGGGCGTTTCCATCACAGCAATCACCCGGTTATGAACTGGATGATGTCTAACGTTACGGTGAAACCGGACAAAAACGACAATATCTTCCCGAATAAATCCACGCCGGAAGCCAAAATCGACGGCCCTGTTGCGATGTTTACAGCAATGAGCCGGATGCTGGTCAATGGCGGTGAACCGGAGCCGGATCTGTCTGAACACCTGATTAGTGTTGGTATCCGCTCGCTTTAACCGAGGGCATTATGTTTCTGATAATTCTCACGCCACTGGTGGGCGTGCTGGGGGCGCTTTTGCTGTCGTATGGCGCATGGCTGATTTATCCCCCGGCAGGTTTTGTTGTTGCCGGGGCGCTGTGCCTGTGCTGGTCGTGGCTGGTTGCGCGTTATCTCGAGCGCGGTCACCGGGTCGCTTCCGGAGGTGAGTAATGTTTTTCCAGGGGCTTTTTCAGCGCAAAAATAACACTCCCGTCACAACGCCCGGGATGCTTGCGGAAGAACTGGGATTGTCATACGACACCTATACCGGAAAGCGGATCAGTAGTCAGCGGGCCATGCGACTGACGGCGGTGTATTCCTGCGTCAGGGTGCTGGCGGAGCCTGTTGGTATGCTGCCCTGCAGCCTCTACAAAATCACCGGCACCCTTAAAACACGGGCGGTGGATGAACGACTGCATAAGCTGGTTTCAGCCAAACCCAATGGCTACATGACGCCGCAGGAATTCTGGGAGCTGGTTATCGTCTGCCTGTGTCTGCGGGGTAATTTTTACGCCTACAAGGTAAAGGCACTGGGGGAAGTGGTGGAGCTTCTTCCGATAGATCCGGGCTGTGTGGAACCGAAGCTGAACAGCCAGTGGCAGCCGGTTTATCAGGTGACGTTTCCGGATGGCTCCGTGGATGTGTTGACTCATGATGAAATCTGGCATGTGCGCACTCTGACGCTGGACGGACTGGTCGGGCTGAATCCCATTGCGTATGCGCGTGAGGCCATTTCACTGGCAGCGGCAACTGAGGAGCACGGCGCCAGGCTGTTTGGTAACGGCGCGGTGACATCCGGTGTGTTGCGTACGGATCAACAACTTTCTGATCAGGCTTATGCGCGTATCAAAAAGGACTTTGAGGAACGGCATGTCGGGCTGGGAAATTCTCATCGTCCGATGATTCTGGAAATGGGGCTGGACTGGAAAACGGTGGCACTGAATGCCGAGGACAGCCAGTTCCTGGAAACCCGCAAGTTTCAGCTGGAAGAAATCTGTCGCCTGTTCCGCGTGCCGCTGCATATGGTGCAGAACACCGATCGCGCCACCTTCAACAATATTGAAGAGCTGGGGCTTGGTTTCATTAACTATTCCCTTGTGCCGTATCTGACCCGTATTGAACAGCGGATCAATACAGGGCTGGTCAGGGAGAGCAAACAGGGGAAGTTTTACGCCAAATTTAATGCCGGAGCATTGTTGCGTGGCGACATGAAATCCCGGTTTGAAGCGTATGCCACGGGGATCAACTGGGGCATTTATTCCCCTAATGACTGCCGTGATCTGGAGGATATGAATCCCCGACCGGGCGGCGATGTGTATCTGACACCGATGAACATGACCACCAGTCCCTCTGCTGGCGATGACAACGGTAAGAAAAAGGAGAGTGGAGATGCAGACAAAACAGCGTCTTGATATACCGCTGAACCTGAAATCGGTCAGTGATTCCGGGGAATTTGAAGGTTACGGTTCTGTTTTTGGTGTTAAGGACAGCCACGATGATGTGGTGGTCCCCGGCGCCTTTACCACAACACTCCAGAAATGGAGCGAAAAAAAGGCGCTGCCTGCGTTGCTCTGGCAGCACCGCATGGATGAGCCCATCGGTGTGTACACCGAAATGAAAGAAGATGATGTCGGGCTTTATGTCAGGGGGCGATTACTCGTTGATGATGATCCCCTGGCAAAACGTGCACATGCCCATATGAAGGCCGGTTCTTTAACCGGCCTTTCTATTGGCTACATCCTGAAAGACTGGGAATACGACCGTGAAAAAGGGGTATTCCTGCTGAAAGAGATCGACCTGTGGGAGGTCAGTCTGGTGACGTTTCCTTCCAATGATGAGGCACGTATCAGTGATGTGAAAAATGCGCTGGCACGTGGGGAGATCCCTGATCAGAAAATCATTGAGCGGGTCCTGCGCGACGTTGGACTTTCGCGAACCCAGGCCAAAGCATTCATGGCCGGGGGATATGGCGCTTTATCCCTGCGTGATACTGAGGATGTGGATGCCGCACTGAATGCACTGAAAAATCTTAAATTTTAACCAGGAGAAAAATAATGGCTGATGTTAAAGATGTGGAACAGGTCGCGCAGGAGTTGCAGCGGAAGTTTGACGATTTTAAGGAAAAAAACGACAAACGTATCGACGCGATCGAGCAGGAAAAGGGAAAACTTGCTGGTGAAGTGGAAACCCTCAACGGAAAGCTGGCTGAGCTGGAAAATCTCAAAAACGATCTTGAGGCTGAACTGGCTGAAGTCAAGCGTCCGGCAGGCGGCACGCAAAATAAAGTTGCCGGTGAACATAAAGAAGCGTTTATCGGTTTTATGCGCAAGGGGCGTGAAGACGGCCTGCGTGAGCTTGAGCGTAAGGCGCTGCAGGTGGGCAATGATGAGGATGGTGGTTATGCCATTCCGGAAGAACTGGATCGCACCATTCTGACGCTGCTGAAAGATGAGGTGGTGATGCGCCAGGAGGCCACAGTGATCACCCTTGGGGGCTCGGATTATAAAAAACTGGTGAATCTGGGCGGCACAACGTCCGGATGGGTGGGGGAAACGGAAGCTCGTCCGGAAACCGCCACCTCAAAACTGGGTCTGATTGAACCCTTTATGGGGGAAATCTACGGCAACCCGCAGGCCACCCAGAAAATGCTCGATGACGCTTTCTTCAATGTGGAAGCCTGGAGCAACAGTGAGCTGGCGATGGAGTTTGCCGAACAGGAAGAAATTGCCTTTACCAGTGGCGACGGCAGCAAAAAACCAAAAGGTTTTCTGGCTTATGAGTCCACCGATGAAGATGACAAGACCCGTGCGTTTGGCAAACTTCAGCACATTGCTTCCGGTGCGGCTTCTGGCGTGACCGCCGATGCGATCATTAAACTGATTTACACCCTGCGCAAGGCGCACCGCAGCGGCGCGAAGTTCATGATGAACAACAGCAGCCTGTTTGCCATTCGTCTGCTGAAGGATAACGACGGAAATTATCTGTGGCGTCCGGGTATTGAGCTGGGTCAGCCTTCTTCTCTGGCAGGGTATGGCATCGTTGAGAATGAGCACATGCCGGATATTGCCGCCGATGCAAAAGCCATTGCGTTTGGTAACTTCAAACGTGGCTATACCATCGTTGACCGCATCGGTACCCGTATCCTGCGCGATCCGTACACCAACAAACCGTTCGTGGGTTTTTATACCACCAAGCGAACCGGCGGTATGCTGGTGGATTCTCAGGCGATTAAGCTGATGAAAATTGGGGCTGCAACCCGCCAGAAAGCCGCTGCGTAATGCGGTTTTTTTGTGCCCGCGTAATGGCGGGCACAGGAGGAAAATATGCTCCTGAAAGAAGAGGAAATTAAATCTCACCTCCGGCTCGATGATGGTTTGTACAGTGACGGCGATTTTCTGAAATTGCTGGCACAGGTGGTACAGAAAAGAACAGAGACATACCTGAACAGGAAGTTGTATGCACCGGAAGAGACGATTCCGGAAGACGATCCTGACGGGATGCATCTGACTGATGATGTTCGTCTGGCAATGCTGATGCTGGTCAGTCATTTTTATGAAAATCGCTCAACGATCACCGATGTGGAGAAACTGGAAACGCCAATGAGTTTCAGATGGCTTGCTGGCCCTTACAGGATTGTCCCGCTATGAAAATCAGGCAAAGTCAGACCAGTGTCACTTACCTTTTACCGGATTCCGGAGAGCTGAATCGCCGGATAAAGATCCGCCTTCGTGTGGATGAACCCACCGCTGATTTTGGTACGGAGCCAACGTATCCGGAGTCGTTTGATGTCTGGGCAAAGGTGGCTCAGCCAGGCGCTGCCGCTTATCAGGGCTCAGTGCAGACAGAAAATATCGTTACGCATTATTTTACGATCCGTTTCCGGCACGACATCACGGCAGATCACGAAGTGGTTTATTACGGTCAGGAGTACCGGATCCGGCGAATACGCGACCTGAACGGTCAGCGGCGTTTTTTATTACTGGAATGTGAAGAACTGCGTACAGCGCGACGACGGGGTGAATGCCATGAATCAGACAGCATTTTTACACGTCGACTTTAAACAACCAAAGGAGCTGGAGTTTAATCGCGCCCGTTTGCGTCGGGCGTTTGTGCAAATCGGGCGCGTTTACATGCGTGACGCCAGACGTCTGGTGATTAAACGCGGGCGTTCTGGCCCGGGAGAGAACCCGGGGTATCAGACCGGGCGTCTGGCCCGCTCCATCGGTTATTACGTTCCCAAAAAAACGACGCGTCGCCCCGGACTGATGGTGAAAATTTCCCCTGACCAGAAAAACGGGCAGGGGAATCGTCGCCTCCCTGAAGGCGCCCCCTGGTATCCGGCATTTCTGTATTACGGTGTTCGCCATTCAGCGTATGGAATGGATAAAAAGGATAAGCGGCAGAAGAAGCACCATTCTTCGGGTTTCCGGCTGGCCCCGCGTAATAACTTTATGGCTGACGTTATTGAGCGGCGGCGTCACTGGACGCAGGAACTGTTGTCCCGTGAACTGCAGCGTTCGTTACGTCCGGTAAAAAGGAAGCATAAATGAAACTGACAACGATAATTGCGGCGTTGCGTGAGCGATGCCCGCGTTTTGAGGAGCGTGTTGGTGGCGCAGCACAGTTTAAGGCGATCCCTGATGCCGGAAAACTTCGCCTGCCTGCTGCCTATGTGGTTCCCTCTGACGATGCGCCGGGGGAGCAAAAATCCCAGACCGATTACTGGCAGGATTTGACCGAAGGCTTTTCCGTGATTGTGGTGCTCAGCAATGAGCGTGATGAAAAAGGGCAGTGGGCAGCGTATGACGCCGTCCATGATGTCCGGGGCGAACTCTGGAAAGCCCTGCTTGGATGGATGCCGGATCCGCAGGGGGGCGAGATTGTTTATGCTGGTGGCACTCTGCTTGATTTGAACCGTTACGAACTGTATTACCAGTTTGATTTTACGGCGAAGTATGAAATCACGGAAGAAGATACGCGACAGGCAGAGGACGTGAATGCCCTGCCGGATTTATCCCTGCTGAGTATTGATGTGGATTACATCGATCCTGGTACTGGCCCGGATGGTGACATTGAGCACCATCTGGAAATGCGTTTCCCTCAGAAATAAGAGTCCCTCATGTTTGTGAAACCCCTGAAAGGGCGGTCGGTTCCTGACCCTGCCCGTGGAGACCTTTTGCCTTCTGACGGGCGAAATGTGGAAGAAAGCAGCTACTGGCTCCGCCGTATAGCGGCGGGTGATGTGGCACGTGTTAAACAGGATAAGGCTAAAGAATCATGACAATAAGTTTTAGTGCTGTTCCGTCGGATACGCTGGTGCCGTTGTTCTACGCCGAGATGGACAATTCTGCGGCAAATACAGCGGTGACCAGCGCGCCTGCATTACTGATTGGGCATGCCAGCAACGATGCCGCCATTGAGGTTAACAGCCTGGTGCTGATGCCGTCGGCAGATTATGCCCGTCAGATTTGTGGGGCCGGGAGCCAGCTGGCGCGTATGGTTGACGTCTACCGTCAGACAGATCCTTTCGGTGAACTGTATGTTATTGCAGTACCGGAAGCCAGAGGGGCGGCGGCGACGGTCAGGGTGACAGTTACCGGAGAAGCAGAGGAAAGCGGCACCCTGAGCCTGTATGTCGGGCGTTCCCGTGTACAGGTGCCTGTGGTGAATGGCGATGATGCCACTGCGGTTGCCACCGCGATTAAGGAAGCGGTAAACGGGGTTATCACCCTGCCGTTTGCGGCGTCATCTGATGCAGGTGTGGTGACGCTGACTGCCCGCCATAAGGGGCTGTATGGTAACGAGTTGCCTGTCTGCCTGAATTATTATGGTTCTGGTGGTGGTGAGATTCTGCCTGCGGGGCTTCAGGTCGTGACGGAAGCCGGAACTGCGGGCAGTGGAGCGCCTGATCTTACCGCCGCTGTTGCTGCTATGGGCGATGAGGCATTCGACTTTATCGGCCTGCCGTTCAACGATGCCGCCTCCATCAATATGATGATGACCGAAATGAATGACAGCAGCGGTCGCTGGAGTTATGCGCGCCAGTTATACGGGCATGTCTATACCGCAAAACTGGGAACGCTGTCAGAGCTGGTTGATGCCGGAGATACGCATAATCAGCAGCATATCACGCTTGCCGGTTACGAAAAAGAAACCCAGTCGCCTGTCGATGAACTGGTTGCCAGTCGCCTTGCCCGTGAAGCGGTATTTATCCGCAATGACCCGGCCCGTCCGACACAGACGGGGGAACTGGTGGGGATGCTTCCGGCACCGAAAGGTAAGCGATTCATCATGACAGAGCAGCAGACCCTTTTATCTCACGGCGTGGCGACGGCTTATGTGGAAGGCGGCACGTTGCGGATCCAGCGTTCCGTAACCACCTACAAAAAGAATGCATATGGCGTGGCAGACAACAGCTATCTGGACAGTGAAACACTGCATACCAGCGCATACGTTCTTCGCAAACTGAAATCGGTCATCACAAGCAAGTACGGACGCCACAAGCTGGCAAATGATGGTACCCGTTTTGGTCCGGGGCAGGCGATTGTTACTCCTGCCGTTATCAAAGGGGAGCTTCTGGCGACATATCGTCAGATGGAGCGTGCCGGTATTGTGGAAAATTACGATCTGTTTAAACAGTATCTGACAGTTGAGCGTGATGCGGATAACCCGAACCGACTGAACACGCTGTTCCCGCCGGATTATGTTAACCAGTTACGTGTCTTTGCGGTGGTTAACCAGTTCCGTCTCCAGTATTCAGAGGAGTCAGCATAATGGCAAAGATCGCCGGAACCTGTTTTTTTAAAGTGGATGGTCAGCAGTTATCGCTGACAGGTGGCATTGAAGTGCCGATGAACACCAATGTCCGGGATGATGTTGTCGGCATGGCAGGGGATGTGGATTACAAGGAGACCTGGCGGTCACCTTACGTTAAAGGCACGTTTAAAGTGCCCAAAAATTTTCCGGTCGACAAAATTACCACCTCAGATCAGATGACGATTACTGCCGAGCTGGCAAACGGCATGGTGTATGTGCTTTCGGCGGCATGGCTGCACGGCGAAGCAAACCATAATGCCGAAGAAGGTACGGCAGATCTTGAATTCCACGGCGAAGAGGGAGGATATCAGTAATGAGCGTGACAGAAATTGTTTTAAAAAAACCGGTGACAGCGCATAACGAAATGCTGCATGTGCTGGAGTTGCGCGAGCCCACGTATGACGAAATCGAGGCGCTGGGTTTTCCTTTCATTATTTCCGGTGAAGGCAGTATTAAACTGGACAGCCAGGTGGCACTGAAATATATCCCGTTGCTGGCGGGGATCCCGCGTTCATCGGCGGCGCAGATGGCAAAACTGGATATTTTTAAGACCAGCATGCAGATCCTGCGTTTTTTTACCCAGTCGGAGACGGGAAGCACCTCCGGAAACGACTCTACAATGTTGCCTGGTTCTGGAAACTGAATCCACTGGAGCTGCGACGGGTGGCTATTTCGCAGTTTACAGAACTGGAAGCCGAGGCCGTCCGCATTAACGAGGAGATGAAGCATGGCTGACAGTTTTCAGCTGAAGGCGATCATCACTGCCGTGGATAAGGTGTCGGCACCGCTGAAAGGGATGCAGCGCCAGCTGAAAGGCTTTAAAAAGGAGTTTGCCAGCCTGTCTCTGGGCGCAGCGGGTGCCGGAACCGCAGTACTGGGGGCGCTGGCGCTCCCGGTCAAATCTGCCATTGCCCTTGAATCAAAAATGGCGGATGTCCGGAAAGTGGTGGATGGTCTGGATACGCCGGAAGCGTTTAAGGCAATGACGGAACAGGTGCGCGACCTGTCAACAGAACTGCCTATGTCGGCGGAAGGTATCGCCGAAATCGTGGCGGCGGGTGGTCAGGCTGGCATAGCCCGTGACGAGCTGATGCAGTTTACTGACGACGCCGTGAAGATGGGGGTGGCCTTTGACACCACGGCAGAAGAATCCGGTCAGATGATGGCACAGTGGCGCACTGCCTTTAAACTGACACAGGGAGAGGTGGCAGGACTTGCGGACAAGATTAACTATCTTGGTAATACCGGTCCTGCAAGTGCGAAAAAGATTTCTGATGTTGTGACCCGTATTGGCCCTTTAGGCGGTGTTGCGGGTGTGGCCTCCGGAGAGATTGCCGCAATGGGGGCAACCATTGCCGGAATGGGGGGGGGAATCAGAAATTGCGGCGACGGGGATAAAGAATTTTATGCTGTCGCTGACAGCGGGGAATTCTGCCACCAAATCGCAGAAAAAAGCGCTTCGCCTGTTGCGCATTGACCCGAAAAAACTGGCGGCGGATATGCAGAAAGATGCCCGTGGGGCCATGCTGCACGTACTGGATTCTCTGGCGAAAGTGCCGAAAGAAAAACAGGCTGCTGTGCTGAATGCGCTGTTCGGGAAGGAATCTCTGGGAGCCATCGCACCGCTGCTCACGAATCTGGATTTGTTGCGAACCAATTTTAATCGTGTGGCGGATGCGCAGCAGTATGGCGGCTCAATGCAGAAAGAATATGCCGCCCGTGCCGCGACGACGGAAAACCAGTTGTTGCTGCTGCAGAACCAGATCAATGCGATTTCTTCCACGCTGGGGGAAACCTTCCTGCCTTCACTCAATGAAGGCATAAAAGAGATGAAGCCTTTTCTGGAAGAAGTGCGCACGTTTGTCAGAGAAAATCCTGAGGTCGTAAAAACCATCGCGAAAACTGGTGCGGCATTACTGACGATGGGCGTGGCGATTGGCACATTGACACGCATAACAAAAATCATGGGTATCGTGATGAATATGACGCCGGCAAAGGGATTAATTGCGCTTCTCGTCGGTGGTGCATATCTCATAATTGATAACTGGGAAACCGTTGGGCCGGTTATTAAAAATGTCTGGGAAGTCATTGATGGCACCGCCCAGGCTATGGGGGGATGGGAAACGATCCTTAAAGCTATCGCCATTTTTATGGCGACAAAGTGGGTCACCGATGTCACTAAATCAATCAGCATTGTGACGAAGGATATGCGCACACTCGGCAAGGTCACTGCCGCTACCGGATTGTTTGGTAAAGGCGGGGGCGTTATCGGAAAAGCCGGTGTATATGGGATGCTGGCTTCTATGATGTGGGAGCCCGTCGAAAATGCACTTGAATCAATTCTGCCTGAGGGCGATGTTAACTGGGCCAAGGATCATGGCATATATCTGGCCTCTGACTGGACCCCGTTTTTTAATCGAAAAAATTATGAGGAATACCAGGCATCCCTTAATCAGCCGCGTCAGTACAAACCGAATGTTCCTTTGCTTAATCCGGCGATATCGTCTGTGGCAGCACGTGGTGAAATCAAAGTCACGTTTGACAATGCGCCACAGGGAATGCGCGTTATCGATTTGCCGAAAACAGGCGATCCCTTTATGAAAATCACCCATGACGTTGGGTATTCACCTTTCAGGCGTTAATAATGAGGTATCAGAATGGATTTTCCTTCCTTACCTTCTTTGCCCTCTTTGTTTTCTTCATCTTCCGGAACGACCTGGCGCGATAATCTTTACGACGCTTCATTTCGTGGCGTTCCGTTTTCGGTGGAGAGCGACGAGGGTTCGTTCGGACGCCGCGTTCAGGTCCATGAATACCCAAACCGTGACAAACCGTACACGGAAGATCTCGGGCGTGCCACGCGACGGCTGACGATTAATGCGTATCTCGTTGGTGATGATTACGCAGAGCAGCGCGACAGGCTGATTACCGCGATTGAAACCGCCGGGCCGGGGACACTGAACCATCCGCAGTTCGGTGAAATGCAGGGTTGTATTGACGGACAGGTGACCGTTTCTCATTCCAGCACGGAAGGCCGTATGTGCCGGGTTTCATTTCAGTTTGTTGAGAGCGGGGAACTGTCATTTCCGGTCGCCGGAGCCGCAACCGCCAGAAAACTGGAGGAGTCGTCCGGATTCCTGGATGAGCTGCTTGAAGACATGTTCGGCGATTTTGATCTCGCGGGAATACCGGACTTTATTCAGAACGATGTTATTGCCCGGGCAACCGATATGCTGGGAACCGTTCAGACGGCTTTCAAAATGGTTAATTCTGCTGTTTCTGCCGGAATGAGGCTGATGCAGGGCGATTTATCCGTCATTCTGATGCCGCCATCGGTTGCCAGTGATTTTGTGCATACGTTGCAGGATACCTGGCGGGCCGGAACCAGACTGGTGGATAACACACAGGATCTGGTGCAGTCCATAACGACAATGTCCGGTATTACGCTGGATCCAGGACTGGCACCGCGTGCGGTGTGGCCCACAGATTCCGCATCGGTTGTCAGGCAAAAACAGCAGACAAATCTGGTGGCTGCAGTCATCCGGACGACGGCAATCAGCGAGGCTGCAAGGGCGGTCACTTCACTGCCGCAACCCGGAAGTCTGGTGAAAAATCAGCAGGCGGTTGTGGCTGTTGGTGGTTCCACTGAACGTCAGTCCGATATCATTCATGTTTCTCATCCGGCACTTGACAGTGTGGCTGCCAGTACAGAGCAGAATGAGACAGCACAACCACCCACGCGGGAAAATCTCACCATCATACGCGAATCGCTGAACGCGGCGATTGAGCAGGAGCTCAGGCGTACGGCGGATGACAGGCTGTTTTTTCAGTTGACGTCATTACGTACAGAACTGAACCGGGATATTCAGGCCAGTCTGGTTCAGACGGAGGAAACCGCAGAGCGAACGCCAGCGGAGGTTCTTCCTGCGCTTGTTCTGGCTGCGTCATGGTACGACGATGCGTCCCGTGAAACTGATATCCTGGATCGAAATGCCATCTCTCATCCGGGCTTTGTTCCGGTCAGGGCATTAAGGGTACCCGTCAGATGAATAATACCGTTTTACTTCGGGTTTCCGGTCGCGAATGGGGCGGCTGGACATCCGTCCGTATCAGTGCGGGCATTAACCGTATTGCCCGGGATTTTAATGTTGTCATTACCACCCGCTGGCCCGGAAGCCGGGATTATCAGCCCCGGATAAAAATGGTGAGCTGGTTGAAGTGCTTATCGGGGATGAGCCTGTGCTCACCGGATATGTGGAGGCACTACCGCTTCGTTATGACGCCAGCAGCGTCAGCATGGGAATTGTCGGGCGAAGCAAAACAGCCGATCTGGTTGACTGCTCTGCTTTGCCACTCCAGCAGAGCGGAAAAAACCTGCTCAGAATAGTCAGTGAACTGGCTGCGCCATTTGGCATCACCGTTGTTGATGCTGGCGTGCCACAGACAGCGGTGATTGATGCCCAGCCGGAACACGGCGAAACCGTTGCCGATTGTCTTAACCGGTTGCTGGGGCAGGTTCAGACGCTGGCTTATGACGATGAATGCGGGCGACTGGTTCTGGGGAAACCCGGAACAGGCAAAGCGGCGACAGCACTGGTGCTGGGAGAGAATATTCTTTCCTGTGACACGGAAAGAAGCATCAGAGAGCGGTTTTCTGAATATCAGGTCAGTGGGCAGCGCCCGGGCAACGATGATGATTTTGGTGAGGCCACCATTGCCGCAATACGTCAGACCATTCAGGACAGTGGTGTGACCCGTTATCGCCCTTTGTTGATTCAGCAGTCAGGCACAGCAACGGCAGCAACCTGTAAGGCCCGTTGTGAATTTGAAGCGCGCCAACGGGCTGCGCTTACCCGTGAGACAACATATACGGTTCAGGGCTGGCGGCAGGGCAGTGGCGCGTTATGGCGTCCGGGGTTATCTGTCATCGTTTTCGACCCGCTGAATAATTTTGATAATGATGAACTGGTGATCGCAGAAGTTACCTATAACCATGACGACCGGGGCACGACGACCGAATTACGGGTTGGCCCGGCAGATGCTTATCTCCCTGAGCCTGTCACCGCCAGGAAGAAAAAAAATGTTGAGGAGGATTTCTGATGAACGGGTTTTCTCTTCGCAATCTGATTTCCCGGGCTGTCATCACGGCGGTGGATTCCGCCAGAAAGTGTCAGTCTGTAGGGTTGAAAATGATAGCCGGAGATCAGAAACAACACGTTGAGCACCTTGAACCTTATGGTTTTACATCTGCCGCACAGAACGGTGCTGAGGGGGTTGCTTTATTCCCGGCGGGCGACCGTTCTCATGGTGTGGTTGTGGTCGTGGCTGACAGACGTTACCGGCTGAAAGGACTGAAACGTGGGGAAGTGGCGCTTTATGACGATCAGGGGCAGTCAGTTGTCCTGACCCGTTCCGGTATTGTGGTGAACGGGGCCGGTAAGCCCATTATTTTTAAAAACGCGTCTAAAGCGCGCTTTGAAATGCCTGTCGAATCCACCGCTGATATTACTGACAATTGCGACAGTGGCGGACTCAGCATGCAGCAAATGCGGCAGACCTACAATGCCCACAAACACCCCGAAAATGGTGATGGTGGCGGAGTTACTGACACACCGGATCAACCGATGGGCTGAAAATCATGATGATTAATGTTAACGGGCGACCCGTGTTGACCGGGGCTTCGAACGACCTTCTGACGCGTGCTGTGATTATTTCGCTTTTTACCTGGCGGCGTGCCGGGCGGGATGATGATGCACCGCAGATATTTGGATGGTGGGGGGATACCTGGCCTGCCGTTCAGAATGATCGCACGGGGTCGCGTCTGTATCTGTTGCGACGCAGCAAGCTGACAAATAAAACACCGCAGCTTGCCAGGGATTATGCCCGTGAGGCGCTGGCGTGGATGGTGGAGGATGGGGTCGCTGCCCGTCTTGATATTAACGCTGTCCGGACCGGGACAGACTCGCTGGCACTTGCCATTACCATTTACCAGCGTGACGGTAATATTCACAACATTATTTTTGATGATATCTGGAGTGAACTGAATGGCTGACAGTCAGTTTTATCGCCCCGGCCTCCCGCAACTTATCGCTATGATCCGGAGCGATTTATTAACCCGCTTTGAGCAGGATACGCTGCTTCGTCGTATGGATGCGGAAGTGTATGCCCGTGTACAGGCTGCAGCTGTGCACACGTTGTACGGGTATATTGATTATCTTGCCAGAAATCTGTTGCCGGACATGTGTGATGAAGACTGGCTGTACCGTCACGCCAGAATCAAACGCTGCCCGCGAAAAGATGCGGTGGCAGCCCGGGGATTTGTGCGCTGGGATGGCGTGGAGGGAACGCCGGTATTGCCAGCGGGAACGCAGATCCAGCGTGATGATCAGGTGACCTTCACCACGACGGCGACGGTGACCGCAGCCGATGGTCTTCTCCGGGTGCCTGTTGTGGCAGATGAACCGGGGGCGGCGGGGAATACGGATGATGGTATTGCCATGCAACTGGGAACCCCCGTCAGTGGTCTGCCGTCCACAGGGTACGCTGACACCATTACAGACGGTGAAGATACTGAAAATCTGGAAATATGGCGTGCCCGCGTTATGGAACGTTATTACTACATTCCACAGGGGGGCGCAGACCCTGATTATGTTATCTGGGCGAAAGAAGTTCAGGGTATTAACCGTGCATGGACTTTCAGACACTGGAAAGGCACTGGAACGGTTGGCGTGATGGTGGCGACAAACGATCCGGAACACCCGGCCCCGGATGAAAGCGTGATTAACGCAGTCAGGGACCACATCCTTCCTCTGGCACCTGTTGCCGGAAGCGGATTGTATGTATTCGGTGCCACAGAAAAAGTCATCCCGATGACGATTGCGTTATCGAAAGACACACCGCAGATCAGGGCGGCAATAAAATCAGAACTGAATGCGCTGATGTTCCGGGATGGTGTGCCGGAAGGGCGCATGTATCTGTCCAGAATCAGCGAGGCTATCAGTTTATCTGCAGGCGAGGTGGCCCATCGACTCATCGCCCCTTCATCGGATATTGACCTGGGGGAAACTGAGCTTCCGGTACTCGGGGAGATCACATGGCAGGCTTATGACCCGGTAAGGAGTAAATAATGGATTCGTTACAGGATGATTATACAAAATTGTTGTATGGCCTGATGCCGCCGGGACCTGCATGGTCAGATACCGACGGTGTACTTGACGGTCTGGCACCATCGCTTGTGCGTGTTCACCAGCGGGCTGATGAACTGGTGATTGAAATCGATCCCGGTCAGTCCACAGAGCTGATTGAACGTTATGAAGAATTGTATGGTTTACCTGATTCCTGTTCCCCTGTCGGAACCCAGACATTACGCCAGCGTCAGCAACGTCTTGAAGCAAAAGCCAATGTGGCTGGTGGCATAAATGAGCAGTTCTTCCTGGATCAGCTTGAGGCGCTGGGATATACCGGCGTAACGATCGAACAGTTCCAGCACCTAGATGCAAGCCCCGATCCGGAATGGGGAGATCGCTGGCGTTATTTCTGGCGTGTGACGTTGCCGGTGGATGCCGGTGCTCAGTGGCAGACATGCACGGACGCCTGCAACACACCGATCCGGACGTGGGGGGATACGGTTGCGGAGTGCGTGATTAATAAATTATGTCCGTCACACACCGTCGTTTTATTTTCCTATCCAGATGAGGATGAAGATGCACAGGATTGATACGCTGACTGCGGTAAAAGATAAGTTTGGTCCGGGTAAGAACGGATTTACTGACGGAAATCTTCGCACAGGACGTCTTGCTACCTGGCTGAACAGTGCCATGTGGGATGCCATTCAGGAGGAAATCTGTGGTGTCATTGAGAAGGCCGGGATAGAACTGAATAAAGAAGAACACGACCAGCTATATAAGGCCATATTATTGCTGGTGGGCGGTGCAATTAACTAAGAGGCATTGCTGATAAAAAATAACCTTTCGGATGTGGAAGACAGGGATGAGGCTGTTGAAAACCTCGGATTAAAACCCACGGTGGATAAGGCAAAAAATGCCGTTCAGCGTGATGGCGACACCATGACCGGGGAGCTGAAAATCCGTGGTGTTAATGCGCTGAGGATTTTCAACGAAGCCTTTGGCCTGATTTTTCGTCGCTCGGAAGAGTGCCTGCACCTTATCCCTACCAGTGAAGGTCAGGGCGAGAATGGCGATATTGGTCCACTTCGACCGTTCACTATTAATCTGCGGACGGGTGAAATATCCATGGCGCATAAAGTGTCTGTTGGCGGCGGTTCTCAGGTCAATGGTGCGCTGGGTATCGGCGTTCAGAACGCGCTGGGCGGAAACTCAATTGCTTTCGGGGATAACGATACCGGGCTGAAACAAAATGGCGACGGCATTCTGGATGTTTATGCGAATGGACAGCGTGTATTTCGTTTCCAGAATGGTGTGGCAATAGCGTTAAAAAATATTCAGGCCGGAAATGCTAAAAAATTTACGTTATCCAGCGCCAACAACTCCACGAAAAACGCAACGTTTAATTTATGGGGTAATCCATCCAGGCCTGTTGTTGCAGAGCTTGGCGATGATTCAGGCTGGCATTTTTACAGTCAGAGGAATACAGATAACAGCATCACGTTCACCGTAAACGGACAGGTAATTCCGTTAAATTACGGAAACTTCGATGCCCGCTATCAGCAGCGAAATGGCGGCGTGCAGGATGTGCGTTATGGTTCCGAAATGTATTACACCCCTGGCAGTAACACCGTTTCGTGGACATTTCGCGCACCTTCGGGACACGGGCTGTCAGGGATATCGATATCGGATACCCACCGTAACTCAGCGGATAACGTTAACGGTGTGTATTACCGACCGCTGCAAAAACTGATTAATGGCACCTGGTATAACGTAGCGAGCGTTTAATATGATGCACTTAAAGAACATAAAAGCGGGTAACGCTAAAACACTGGAACAGTATGAGTTAACAAAGAAGCACGGAGTCATCTGGCTTTACGCTGAAGACGGGAAAAACTGGTATGAGGAAGTGAAGAACTTTCAGTCAGACACAATAAAAATGGTTTACGACGAAAATAATATTATTGTCGCCATCACCAAAGATGCCTCCACACTTAACCCTGAAGGCTATAGCGTCGTTGAAGTTCCTGATATTACAGCTAATCGCCGTGCCGATGATTCAGGGAAGTGGATGTTTAAGGACGGAGCTGTGGTTAAGCGGATTTATACGGCAGACGAACAGCAACAACAGGCAGAATCACAAAAGGCCGCGTTACTTTCCGAAGCGGAAAGCGTTATTCGGCAACTGGAGCGCGCTGTCAGGCTGAATATGGCAACGGATGAGGAACGCGCACGACTGGAGTCATGGGAACGCTACAGCGTTCTGGTCAGTCGAGTGGGCACCGCAGCTCCTGACTGGCCGGATAAACCAGAGTGATTAATGAGGCCCGGGGATTCGGGCCTGCGTTTTTCCGGAATCAGTCCGGTCTGCGGTTTATGCGATGTGATTATGAATGGTGCAGGCGTGAGCCGTTTTCAGGCAATCGCAGGGCCAGTACCTCGTCAGTCAGCTGACGGTAAATCTGTTGTTCAGTCTCACGCATCACCTGTGCTCCGGCTTCCCTCTCCGCATCCGCATCACCGCTCAGACCGGATGCTTTCAGCCGGTCAGCCACCCGCTGAGGGTACTCATTCTCCAGCATCTCATACTTCTGCTCTTCTGCCTGTGCCCAGCGGTCAGCTTCCGTGCGTTTCAGTACAGCATGCCATGGTCCCCAGAGGGCGAACCAGTCCGTAAATTCATTCTCTTCACGGCTTCTGACCATGGCTTCGGCAGTGCGGAGGTCATTTTCTGTCACCCCCGACACACCATAGAAACGCATTTCCTTCACGGCAGTGGAAAGCTGCAGTTTCTCTGCGAGCATGGTCTGGAAGGCCAGGTAGACTTCTATCTCATCCACAAAACGGAGCGTTCTGACTTTATCCCGGGCAATGTCTTCCAGAATTTCGAGGCGGAACATTTCCCTGCCCAGGGAGAGCAGAGCGCCGGTGTCATTATCGAAAAGGCCTTCTGATGCCTGATGGACCAGGAGGGTTTTCCGGAGATTGTTCCATGTGAGCGCGACACGGTCCTCACAGCTCTCTGTGGCATCAGCAGCAACAGCGAAAGACTGCTGTCGAAGCTCCGCAGAGGTACTGAGTTTTTCCAGGAATGCAGAGACCTGCTGACGGAATCCCTGTGCATTACGGGCGGAGACCGTGTCAGCCAGACGGTCAAGGAATGCGGAGAAGGTGTTGGCGTGCTCTTCATGTTCAAAAGCAAGCCATATCTGTGATACATCAGATAGTTTGTTTTGCGGGAACCAGGCGGCCACAGCCTCAGGGAGGGGACGAACAGACGTATGCTGTTGTTCGTCACTCATGGAGAAATGAATCTGGGGTCCCCGGTAGTTTAGTCCTGTCGTTTGTCTTAACAGCGTTTGTCTTGTCCGGGAAGACAGGGGGTTTTCCGCGATAATGACAGTACTCTCTGGGCTGAGGCTGAGTATGTTTTCCGGAACAGTTGTGAGCCGGTTGTGGCTGAACCTGTACACTCTCGCGCCTGAACGCTGTTCTACAGGAAAATCCGGCAGACTTTCCAGCGCATTATTCCCTGCATTGACAATTTCCAGCATGGCGGGTAATGCGGGAAGCGTGGTTAGGTGATTATCGTCTACATTAAGATATTCCAGTGATGCCGGTAATTCAGGCAGTATGGACAGGTGATTACTTCCGGCTCTGAGTGCTTTCAGCAATGATGGTAATGTAGGAAGTATGGTTAACTGATTTTCTCCTACAGAGATATCTTTAAGAGAAGATGGCAGTTCAGGCAGTGTGGACAGACGATTGCCACTCACGTCAAGGACTGTCAATGATGCCGGCAATTCAGGAAGCACTGATATCTGATTTCCGTAAGCCTTAATCCCTTCCAGAGCCGGTGGCAATTCAGGCAGAGTGGACAGACGATTGCCACTCACAACAAGGCCTGTCAGTGATACAGGCAGTTCAGGCAGAGTGGACAGACAATTGTCGCTCACATCAAGACCTGTCAGTGATACAGGCAGTTCAGGTAGTGTGGAGAGACGATTGCCACTCATGTCAAGGACTTTCAATGATGCCGGCAATTCAGGAAGCACTGATATCTGATTTCCGTAAGCCTTAATCCCTTCCAGAACCAATGGCAATTCAGGCAGTGTGGACAGGCGATTGTCACTCACGACAAGGCCTGTCAGTGATACAGGTAGTTTAGGCAGGGTAGACAGCTTATTGCCTTTCACGTCAAGGGCTGTCAATGACGCCGGTAATTCAGGAAGCACTGATATCTGATTTCCGTAAGCCTTAATCCCTTCCAGAGCCGATGGCAATTCAGGCAGTGTGGACAGATGATTGCCACTCACGACAAGGACTGTCAATGACGCCGGTAATTCAGGGAGAGTGGTCAGCTGATTAAACGATGCCTCCATTTTTTCAAGGGCAGGAGGTAACTGGGGAAGTGAAGTTAAAGCATTGTTGTCAACATTGAGTGACACTATATGTTCAGGCAATGAAGGGAGAGATGTTAGATTCAATGAGGATAGATCCAGAGATTCTTCATTATTCTCCAGGCACAGCTTTAATCGCGCTAAGGCTAATGCCCTGTTTTCACCGGGAGAGCCGATTTCAGCCCATTCGGCCCATTCAGAAAGATAATGATGGTGTATGTTGTTAATTAATGAGGTCCTGGAAAAACAAATGCTTTCAGTTGATGGTGTTGTATTATTAACAGGGAGCATAATAGCCTCGCAGAAAGGAGAATATCGTGAGAAATTGTTGTGTCAGGAAATAATAAGGTGTAATGGGGTGCTTCAGCCTTAAAATTCATATTGCTAATTTAAAAAAACGAAGTGATTTTGCTGTTAAAAAACGATACTGTTTTTTAGGGCGAATCGTGCGTTTGCACCATATTGTCCTTCTTTTTCGGTTAGTTAAACATCGTGCTTCATATTTGAATGTTCTGCCGAATGCATTCTCAATAGCGGCAATGTCACAATCCCTTGTCAGGAGGGAAGAGAGAAGTAACACCAATGATATTATTCGTTAACTTTATCGTTTTTTCCCAGCATGGTGAATTATCTGCATATGTGGATGATCGAGTTTCATATATCGTGCAGCAGGAATTTTTGCTTGGCGTTCCTGCAGGGGAAATACATCGGGAGTTTTGTGTCGCTCATGCATCGGTGAAAAGATGATAATTGTTCAGTGAGTTTGGAGGGGATAGTACCTTCAGCATCATTGACTTTGGCCCAGTAAAAAGAGACGCGGAAAAATGCACAGTAGGCGCCACATGTCATGTATGGGTTCAGATTGCTCATAATTCACCAATACAGCTATAAATTGTAAAGAAAACCGCGGCACGTCGTATGCAAGAACGTACCGCGGTTAGCTGGTGAACTTCTGATAGTGCGAGTATTGAATGATTTCCAGCCGTTACTGATTTTACGTGCTAATTAGTGAACAAACCACTCGTCAGCAGACTCCCAGGTATCTTTCAGAGTTTCCTGAACAAAAGTTTTAGCTGAATCTTTATCGGCGGTGCGCGTAACAGAAAGGCCATCGTTGCTGGTGGCTTTTACGATCACCTCTACATCGTCATAACGTTTACTGATGCGTCGGGTTAATTCTTCCTTTAACGCATCCACAGCACCGGTTGGCATTTTAGTCATTTTCTCTTTGGCTATGCAGATTTCAATACGCAT